CACGGAACCCAGCGTGCACGTAACTGGAATAGCATTTGCAGTCGCATTCATTTGCGAATTCAAATTGGTAAACCAGTTCAGTACCCAGGTCCAAGGAATGATCTGCCATAAGGCACGTCCATCCAAGGCTCCAGATGCTGAAAGTGCAGCCTCCACTTTTGGAGGTATCTTGTCAGTATAGGCCCCGATTTGGGGAATCCATCTGCAAGACACCCAAGACTTACGTTCTGAGTAAAGCGTGTAGCCAAACTCAGAATCGTCTTGATAGAATCCCGACCCATAAGCGAATCGCTCAGGGTTAGGGAAGCTAAACCAGCCGTGGGAGGGAGCAGGAGCTCCCGGGTTTCCCGTGAAGGTGTACTGCCTCCTGAGTCCTTTAGTCCGCAACTCTTCGAGTGCGCGGCGCCGCTTCTCAACGGCGTCGACGAACCCGATTAGTTTATGGAGGTCGTCAAGAGTAGGTTGAATGCCGAATTTCATCAAGAAATTCGCTTCTCCAACATCCCTCTCGGGGTTGAAGGCGCGATATTGATAAAATAAGTCACCAACACTCTTAACGAGTCCTGGTACCTCAGCAATATCCTGAGCTACGTTACCCCACCCTATATAGGGTGTATTTGGGTTAGTCGCAGCCATGGCATTGGTGAGAAGGACAGCATCAGAAGGCCAAAACGGTCCCCAGGAGAACGCGCCAGAAATGTCAACGTCTTGCATCCGAAAGGATGAGTACGATTGATATGGCATGTCTCCGCTCATATAGCCAGGACAGGTACACGACCGATTAATAAACAGCTGGTTATCGCCGCCGTAGTTTCCTACGACGTCATCACAAGTCTGATTATATTGATTGGTCGATTGTTGATGGCTCACACCAGTGAGCTTATCAACCCACGATCCGCCTTCCGCAAGGAAGTAGATAGTGGACCTGTGCCTGCCGGGCATCGTTTCACCTCAAATATATACCAGCCTTTCGAGAGGGAGTACCCAACGGGCACTCACCATGATAATACTGAAGTTTAAAACGTAGAACGCCGCAAAGGCGCTCACGGGCATCACAAATGGATGCCAGTA